TTTTGTAAGAGACTTGTAGATTGGGCAGATATTATTCGTAAAACATTCTATGATGGTGGTGTTGAGGAAATCATTAGCACTCGTCGTTTAGTTCATATTCTTCGTGCATACAGTATTTTTGGTAATAAAGAGAAGGCTATGAAGGTCTGTGTAAATAGGTTTGATGAAGAGACTAAGCAGTCATTTATTGAATTGTATGATAAAGTAGATGCAGAATTTAATCTTAATGCTGCTGAAGATAAAATGTATGCGGAGAAGGAATGAACCTTTGGAAAAACTATAAAGATGTATTGCACAACACTATCACCCTCCGTAATGAGGTTGGTAGTGTCTGGGCACAGTGGGAAGGTAAAGGAACTTATCTAACTGCAAAGACTTATACTAATCCTTATATAATTAAATCTAGAGAGGTAGAAATTTGGAATGAAAAATCTTGTATCTATAACAACATCATCTATCCTAAGACTGGAAGTAACCTTCCCTGTTTTGGTATGGATCTTATGGGATTTAGTGATAAGAAAGTCATTATAGTATTTGACTTTCAACATCCCACAGAAAACTATTTGTTCTCAGTAGAAGGATTACCAATAGGAAAAGGTGATTATAGATTCTTTGAACCTGGTAATCATTTCTCAGAGAACATATACATTCAGTATTGTGCAATGGATGAAGTTGATGAACATCTAGAAATGTTTACAACTTACTTGACTGAATACAAAAATATGCTAGAATGTGAGAAACCCATTGGTGTTGATACTAGTGTATATAAAGACTTTGATGCTTATATGACTAAACTTGATCCTGTAGGAGGTTATCTTACTGGTAAGTTTGGTAAAGAGAAAGCAGAAAGTTTAGTAAACGATTTTTTATTTTGCTATGGTTAATGCATGGAGTCTAGCCTATTCAATACTAAATGGAACATTCGATGAAGACTATCCGATTATGACTGATGACAATAGAATTACTCCACAAGAGAGTGATGAATATGATCCAATAGAAGGAGGGAGTGCTTCTTCTCAAACTACTGCGGATCTTGGTAATGGAATTACTATTAGTGGATTGCAAGATGGTGTAGCTGTTGCTAATATTTCAATGGGAATAGGGGAAGGTGATATATCTCATTCAGATTATTGGTACGATTATACTCGTAATGATCTTGGCATGACAAATCCTTTCATAAATACCGAGGATCCAATAAAGGGGAGTATGACATCAGACGGCCGTAACAAGTATCATGAAAAAGAGATACTTAAAGATGTAGAAGATTATGTATCACTTACTTACAATGGACACTACACAGGTACTAAGCATGAGTATCGTAATGTGCAGACAATAGACCTTATGGCATCTAGAGATCTTGCATCTGATTTCTGTCAAGCAAACATACTTAAGTATGGTAGTCGCTATGGTAGTAAAGATGGAAAAAATAAGAAGGACTTGATGAAAGTCATACATTATGCTATGCTATTACTACATTTTGATGAACATTACGGTAAACCATCAATGACCAGTGGAAACATTGATCACAACATGCCTTAATAATGAAACTGAGACCTACAACAATGAAGTTATCTGATAACACTTTGACAATTTTGAAAAACTTTGCTGGAATTAATAATTCTATTCTGGTAAAGAAAGGAAATAAACTTCGCACTATTTCTGTTGCCAAGAATATTCTTGCAGAAGCAGAGATTACACCTGAAGAATTTCCACGTGATTTTGCAATTTATGACTTAAATCAATTCTTAAATGGATTGAGTTTACATCAAGATCCTGAAATGGATTTTAGTGAAGAATCTTATTTAACTATTCGTGAAGGTAGAAGAAAGGTTAAGTATTTTTATGCTGATCCTGCAGTAATTATTTCTCCACCTGAGAAGGAAATTACTTTACCATCTGAGGATGTTCATTTTCAATTGGATAGTTCTTCATTGGATAAATTGTTGAAAGCTGCAGCAGTATACCAACTTCCTGATTTTTGTGTGGTAGGGAATGCTGGTGTTATTAAGTTAGTAGTTCGTGATAAGAAGAATGATACTTCTAATGAATATTCTATTAAAGTAGGTGAGACAGATAAAGAGTTTACTTTTAATTTTAAGGTTGAGAATATTAAAATTATTCCTGGTGCCTATGATGTAGTAGTTTCTTCTAAGTTATTATCTAGATTTACAAATACTAGTTTTGAACTTAAGTATTATATTGCAATTGAACCTGATTCTACATTTAATTAATGAGACTAACACAAGAAGTCATTGACAAGATTCAATTAGCAATGACTCATACCAAAATGAATGGTGAAACTAACTGGAAAGATGGTGATGAGATTGATGTGTGTTTAGGTGGCACATTTGCAGGAGATAAGTTTATTAGTATAATAAACAGAACCCGTAGTAATACAACTAAACGATAAATTATGTGGTACGTTATAGGGTGGACAATAGTTACCATGTGGTTACTGCATAAACTTGGTGTTTTTAAAAAGAAATGAGTGACTTTATATGGGTTGAAAAATACAGACCCAAAACAATTGAAGAATGTATTCTCCCTGATAGTATTAAGAAAACCTTTAATGATTTTCTAAATAAAGGAGAAATACCTAATATGTTACTTGCTGGTCCTCCTGGTGTAGGAAAGACCACGGTAGCAAAGGCTTTATGTAACGAATTAGGAGTAGACTTTTATGTCATCAACGGATCCGATGAGGGAAGATTCCTCGACACAGTACGTAACAACGCAAAAAACTTTGCATCTACTGTATCTTTGTCTTCGGAGGCGAAGCACAAGGTCATCATCATTGATGAGGCAGATAACACAACATCGGATGTACAACTCTTACTTAGAGCTTCTATTGAAGAATTCTCAAATAATTGTAGATTCATTTTCACATGCAACTACAAAAACAAAATAATTGAACCCTTACATTCTAGGTGTGCAGTTATTGATTTTTCTATTACTAAGAAGGATAAACCAGTAATTGCTGCTGCCTTCTTTAAGAGACTTAATGATATTTTAGATACTGAAAGAATTAGTTCTAACAAGAAAGTTTTAGTGGAACTTGTTAATAAACACTTTCCTGATTGGAGAAGAATATTAAATGAATGTCAGAGATATTCTGTGGGTGGAGAAATAGATAGTGGAATATTAGCAGCCTTTTCTGATGTAGCAGTCGATGATCTCATTAAAAACCTTAAAGCAAAAAACTTTGCTGAAGTCCGTAAGTGGGTCAACACTAATATGGACAACGATACTTCTGTTCTATTCCGTAGGATATATGATAGTCTTTACGAATCTTTGGTTCCGAATACTATACCTGCTGCTGTTCTTGTTATTGCTAAGTATCAATATCAGATGGCATTTGTCGCAGATCAAGAAATAAACATGTTAGCTTGTTTGACTGAAATTATGGTTGAATGTGAGTTCAAATGAAGAAAATATGTGCTATAATAAAGAAATGGTTAGATTTAGATGACCACACACCTTGGGAAAAAAATCACACACATGATGAGTAACATGGAACAATTAAATTTGAATGTACCTTCTGCACCTAAACCTGAATGGGGAGAATGGGGAGTATTAAGACAAAAACAAAAGGCTCAAGTTAAGTCCAAATTTTATTACATCTTTTGGGGTGTAGCAACAGCATCAGTTGTATTGGGTCAAGTATATGTTGGATCTGGATATCGTCAGATGTCAAGATCTTTTAATCGTATCATGGATGCGATAGTTGTTGAAATTGAAGGTTCTATGGAGAATCCAAGGAGATTTTACTAATGAAACAGACAGAAAACTTAGAGCAACTCTTACAAAGATTTACTAAGAGAATCGCACAGATTAAAGCACAAGAACAAACAGATAAAACAGTTGAGCAACTTCATTATCTTCGTGGTTGTAAAGAGACTGTAGAATATCTTATGACAGGTAAGTTACCTAATGATGGTAACCACGATGGAATGAAGCATCATAAACCAAGACATGGTGGAGATCTGGATGCTCTATGAGGCCAGAAACTAGAACGGCAATGGAGATGTTGTTCTGTGCAAAATGGAATGTTCCACAGGCAGCAAAACATTGTAATTTAACACGCAAAGAAATGATGATTACTTTTAATGAGTATTGTGCTTTGCATGGGCCAACTTATACTAACTTTGATAACGCAATTCAATTGCATTTAAATTATGATAATTCCTGAAGCTGATGCTGAATGGGCTGCCGATGAATTTATTAATTATTTCGAACACTTTACTTCTATTGAGGATTATCTTCGATATGTAAAAAGAGAAATAGTTGCTGAAGAGAATCCTTTAACATCATTAAAGGATGAATTTTTTAATGAAGATATCCATCCTGAAGAGAT